AATTCTCACAGAAATTCGCACAGATCCGAAAAATCAGTATAGTACACGGAGTCGTAAACTTGTTTGCCCTGAAAGCAACAGATAAACAAGTAGACCCCCTTGACAAACGATAAACCAATCTGTTATGCTTAATCCATAAGCGATATATTAACAGCTTTAAAAACTTATGGGAGAATAACAGATTATTATTGATTCTGGAATTTCACTAATTGCATTCTTCTTAAACCGTTTGAACTATCAGTTGAGTTTGCTGATAGTTTTTTCTTTTATATTTGTAGGGAGCCATTAATAATGCGCAACGATCCTAACGTCGGGAAAAAATACGGACAGAAAAAAGGCGAGCCAAGCAGGAACCCTTGCGGCCTGGGGATTTACGGCAAGGAAACCTTAAAGCTTAAAGAGTTTACCGCGAAAGAACACGTTGAAGTGCTGGCTAAGCTGTTAAGATTAACTCCGAAAGAGTTAAAAGAAGTATTGACAAATCCCTACGCAACTTGCCATGAACACCTTGTAGCTAACTTGCTTAAAAGATGTATTAAGCGAGCAGACGGGTATATTTATGAAAAATTATTTGACAGGATACTTGGCAAAGTACCACACACGATCCGCAATGACAGTTTAAGTCCGTTACAGATAACGATTGTAGACGCTGAAAAAGCTAAAACGGACAGAAAACAGGAAAACATAAATGCTTAATGAGCTTAATGTCCCGGTAACGAAAGTATATCGTAAAAATCAGAAGTGCAAAGAAAAAGTGGTTATTAACCAGGGCGGAGCCGGAAGCTCAAAAAGTTATTCTCTTTGTCAATTTTATATTTACGAAAGATTGTTTAAAATTAAAGGCTGGCAAGGGCTTATACTTCGCAAGACAAGGCACAGCAACAAACTGTCAACTTACAAAGCGTTTATTAACATACTTAAAGATACCGGGCTATACGTGGACAAGAACCACAACAAATCAGATATGACGTATACAGTCCCGGAGCTTGGAACTTACGTCTTATTTGCCGGGATGGACGACAGAGAAAAAATAAAGTCAACGCAATGGCACGATATATGGCTTGAAGAAGGGAACGAGTTTGACATTGACGATTTTAGATTGTTAAAGAATACGCGGCTTTATAGAGGAGAGTTGCTTCCCGATATGCCGCGTCCACAAGTCAGGATAAGTTATAATCCTGTTCCGTGCTGGATTAACGATATACTTGAATTTAAGGATGTCAGGGTAATACACTCAACTTATAAAGATAACCCTTTCTGCAATAAAGATTACATTGAAACGCTTGAAGGCTTGAAAAACGAAGATCTGAACTATTACAAGATATATTGTTTAGGGATAGAGGCTGAACTTGAAGGCATAATATATAAACCGTTTAAGATAATAAATATTAATTCATACCCGGAAAATGATAAATATGACAGTATATATTACGGTCTTGATTTTGGGTTTAATAATCCATCGGCATTGATACAGGTTGGGATTGACGACAAAGTAAGATATTTAAAGGAACTATTATACCAGACTCATTTGACTAATTCAGACTTAATAATGCAATTAGAAATACATATCCCCAAAGCATTGCGTAACTATCCCATCTATGCCGATAACGCTGAACCGAACAGGATAGAGGAAATACGACGGGCAGGGTTTAACTGTATACCGGCAGACAAATCAGTTAAAGACGGAATAGACTTTTGCAAACGTCAGAATTATATCTCTTGTTCCGAAAATGCAAATCTCAATAAAGAAAGAAGCGTGTATTGTTATAAAAAAGATAAGAACGGGAAAGCAATAGAAGAACCTATAAAGTTTAAAGACCATGCTCTTGACGCTTTAAGGTATGCCGATTATACGCATTGCAAAGATAAGAACTATGATACGGATGCGGTAGTAAATTTAAGGAAAGCGATTAAGAGCGCGCCGCAATCAGTAGCGGCCGCAAGTAATTGGTAATGATATTTATGCGTAGGCGGGAGTTAAACGGTTCTCCACGCGAGTATGCACTTAAAAAGAAGTGGGAAAAGATGAAAAATGCTGCAACGTCGCCGACTGACGACAGCGACAGAGAAGAACGCGGACTGGCGCGTTTATTCTTTTCTGAAAGCCACCGCATGAATTGACATAGTCTTTAATTCTATACCCAACAGAAGGAATTTATGTTCTTTGTATAACTTCTCTGGATATAAAGTCGGCCTTTTGTCTGGGTATAGAACTAAAGATTAATGTAATTTAAAAAGGGATAAAAAATGAATTTATTTAAAAGAATAGGCAAGTGGTTCCAAAATGAACCGCCTAAAAAAGAGAGCAACGTCCCGTTGAATATCGTAAACGAATTAACAACGTGGCACAGCCCTTATTATCCTGATAGCAGTGTCAAACCGTATAATCCGGATAAATACGTAAGGAAAAAAGGCAGCGTTGAAGTATACAAGGGAATGATGTGCGATGAGCAGGTTAAGGCCGTTATAGTTATGAAGATGAAGGCTATACTGTCAAGCGGGTATGAGATACAGGGGCAGGAAGACGGAAAAGACAAAGAGATAGTAGACTTTATAAATTATTGTTTAAAAGACGGGATAGAAAACAATTTTAATAAATCGTTGGAAGGCATATTGTCGGCTATGGTATACGGGTTCAGCATAAGCGAGAAAGTATATAAACGCATAGAGGGCGGGCAGTATACAGGGAAGATAGGGTTAAGGTATGTCAAAACAAAGCCGGCACATTCGTTTGAATTATGGACAGACGATTACGGGAAATTGACGAATTTAAAACAATGGGGAGCGACAGGAAACCAGATAGATATAAGCGGAGACGCGTTAAAATACTTTATAGTGTATTCCTATTACGCGGATAACAGCGATTTTGGCAGCATATATGGCGTAAGCGACTTGCGGGCGGCTTACAGGTATTGGTGGAGCAAGGATATTACGATAAGATTTTTAAATATATATTCGGAACGGTTTGGCAACGGGATTGTACAGGCGATGTACCCGCGCGGTTTGAGCAAGGACGAAATACTTGCGCTTGAGGATACGGTAAACAATATCACGGCAAAAACGGGGATAGTAGTGCCGGAAGGCGTGGCTATATCGGTAATAGAGAGCGCAAGAGCCGGTCAGGCGAGCTTTATTGAGACAATCAGTATGTTTGACGCGGGTATAGCAAAAAGCGTGTTAGTGCCTAACCTTATGGGCTTTACGGACATAAAGACAGGGACGTATAATTTGGGCGAGAAACAGTTTGATTTGTTCATGAATATTCTTGAGACGATAAGAACAGATTTGCAGGAGATGATTAACGAACAGTTGATAAGGCAGTTAGTTGATTTTAATTACATAGTTGACGTTTATCCGACTTTTAAATTTAAGCCGATAACAAAAGAGGATAAGGAGAAGTTGTCAAACGTATTTATTACGGCAGTAGAAAAAGGCGTAATAAAAGAAACAGAAGAAGATGAACAGTATTTAAGGGAAGCATTAAAGTATCCGAAACGTACGGATAAGTCAATACTTATGCCGCAGCCGGAGAAAGTAAATCCTTTTAATCCCGTGTTTCCGCCGAAAGACAAGCAGAAAGATAAGATAGAAGAATCGGAAGAAAAACAGTTCAGGCAGTTAAACAAATATGAACGCAAAGTAGACTTTAAAAACTTAGTAAGAGATTTAGACGATAAGGAATATGATGTTAAACTTGAACTCGGCAAACTGATTACGAAGATGAAAGACGAGTTAATATCAACAATAGTAAGGCGCAAGGTAATTGAAAATAAAGATTTTAAAGAAGTCAACAAACTTGAATTGAAATATTTAGGCGATATGCGCTTGATGTGGAAAGACATATTGAGAAAAGCTTACAAGCAGGGTGGTGTATACGTAAAGGATTTAATCCCGAAAGCATTTGCCTCTATTCCGGCTATATCAAAGCTTACGCCGAAGGAAGCCCTTGCGTATTTTGAAAGCACAGCATTTCGGTTGACAGGCACGGAACGGGATTTTATACTTAATAAGATTAAACCTATTCTTTTTGACGCAATAAAAACGGGGCAGAATACGGATGAGGTAGTGTATAAGCTTGAAGAGTTTTTCAATCAGTACGAAGTATTACAACGTAATAGTAAAGGAGAACTTGAACCGATTGAGGAGATAGGCGGAAGATTAAACACGGTAGTCAGGACGAACTATATGGATGCTTATAATCAAGGTCTTATGAATATGATGAAGGATGCGGGGGATTTTGTGCCTGCTTATCAGTACAGTTCGGTAATGGATGTCAGGACAACTGATATATGCGTTGCTCTTGACGGCAAGATATATAAGGCGAATAATCCCATCTGGAATAAGATAACGCCTCCGAACCATTTTAACTGCCGCAGCATAGCAGTTCCGGTACTCAACGATGAGTGGACAGGTGAAGAAGATGATTTGCCCGATACAAATTTACTTGAGACGGGGTTCGGGAAATAAAAGGAGAAAGGGTATGCTATTTGATATGCAAGTTCAGACTTACGAAACAGTGAAAGAGATATTTGCTCCCGGGAAATGGAACGGCGAGGAGTACACGGAGAAAGACATAGACGACATGATAGCAAGTTTTAATACAATGCAGAAAGACAGCACGATTAAAGTGCCTCTTAAAATTAACCTGTTTGACAATGCAGTTAAAGAAGATAAGAGGCATGGCGGGATGCCGGCTGTCGGGTGGGTAAAAGAACTTAACAAAATAGGCGGCAGGTTATATGCTCATATAGTCGGAATACCAAAAAAGATAAAAGAGTTGATAGACAACAAGGCGTATAGGCAAGTCAGCATTGAGTTTTATAAAAAGTTCAAAGTAGCGGGCGAACAGTTGAGCAACGTGTTGACGGGAATAGCCCTTTTAGGGGTAGAGATGCCCGGCGTGCATACGCTTGACGAGTTTGGCAGATTATATCAGCAGGAAGAAGGCGAAGGGTTTACAAACTTCATATATGAGGAAAATCTCAAAGACAAAAAACAGGTAATAGAACCTGAACCTAAAAAGGAGGAAGTAAAAATGACAGAACAGGAATTGCAGGCGATTAAAGACGCAAAAGAAAAGGCGGAGAAAGAAACTGTTGAAGCAAAAGCTTTTTCTGAACAGCTAAAAGCGGAGAAGATTGAGCTTGAAAAGAAAACAGCGGAAACAGAAGCGAAGTTAAAAGAATTGACTGATAGTCAACGCAAGAATGATATAAATGCTTTTGTCGCTAAGCTTGAAACGGAAGGCAAACTATTGCCTAAACATAAAGATATGGTTATCGCTTTAATGACCAATCTGAACGAAACAGGAAACGTAAAGTATATGAGCGAAGGCGTTGAAAAGACTGCAAGTATGCCCGAACTATTCAAGAGTATGCTTGACGGTATGCCGAAGCTTATTGACATGAAAGAGAAAGCGGCAGACAACGGTGTTGATAAAAACGATAAGTTCAAAGAGTTCAAGGAAACAAGCGTAGGCACGGTAGAGAGCCAGAAAATGGATTATCTTGCTAAGAAGTATATGGAGGAAAAGAGTTGCTCTTACGGAGAGGCTCTTATCGCGGTATCAAAAATAGAGGAAGCGGAGGGAAAATAAAATGGCTTATGAAAATATAGTAAAGTCATTTCCATTCATGGCGGAGAACGATTTGTCCGCTACCGATAACAGGTTTGTCAAGTCAGGCACTACGGTTAACTTGGTTGATCTGTGCGGGGAAGGCGGACAGATGATAGGTATAAGGCGTAATTCTCCTGCGGCAAATAGAGCTTGTGAGGTTATACTCCCGGGTTCAATTGCGAAGCTTGTAGTAGGTACAGCGGGAGTATCAAAGGGCGATTTTATAAAATCCGGTTCTGCCGGAGAAGCAGTAACGGCAACAGACCGCACTATACACGGGGCAATCGCTCTTGAAGCCGGGACATCGGGCAAAATAATTTCGGTATTGGTCTGTATCGGGTATGCGTCAATATAAACGTATTCGTAATACAGTAATATAGTATAGTACACGGTATAGTACACGGAATAAAAAAGGAGATTAAAAATGGCTTATGAAAATGTAATTCAAACCTTCCCATTTAAGGCGGAAGCGGCAATGAGTTCAACAGACTTTCGTTTTGTGAAGTCAGGAACGACTGTTGATTTGGTTGACTTGTGTGGTGCGGGCGAGCAGATGATAGGTATTCGGAGAAATTCTCCTGCTATCAATTTACCTGTTGAAGTTGTGTCAATCGGGTCAATCGCTAAATTGACGATAGGTTCAGGCGGAGTAGCAAAAGGTGCTTATATTAAATCGGGTTCAGCGGGAGAAGGAATCTCTACTGCTACTGACAAAGATATATACGGCGCAGTAGCACTTGAAGTAGGCGATGAACACGATGTGATTTCGGTGCTTGTTACAATCGGCACTATATCACACGCTTAACAAAAAATAAAAAAGGAGAATTAAAATGCCTAAGGGTACACTTTACATTGATGCCGCCTTAACTAACGTTGCGGTAGCATACAAAAACACGAACTACATTGGTTCGCAGATATTTCCGTCAATAGACGTTGCTAAACAGAGTGGAAAAGTATACAAGTTCGGGAAAGACGCATTTAGGCTTGAAACGGACGTAAGGGCACCGGGAACGAAGTCAAACCGGGTACAGTCGTATTCAGTAAGTACGGACACGTATTACTGCGACAATCACGCTCTGCACGATGTTGTGCCTATTGAAGATGCGGAAAATGCAGACACGGCGGTACAGCCTGAAATGGCTACGACCGAAGGGCTTGTGGAAATGATGGCGGTAAGGCGTGAATATTCAATCGCCTCTTACCTTTTCAATACCACGACTTTCGCAAGTTATTACGCGGCTTTGTCAGGGACAGACAGGTGGGATGATTATGAACAGTCAGACCCCATTGCCAAAGCTGATGCCGCCATAGAGTCAGTCAGAACAAAATCAGGCGCAAAGGCTAACACCGCTATTATGGGTGCGGCTGTTTATATCAAACTTCGCAGGCATCCGCAGTTGCTTGATATGTTCAAGTATACAGCAGGCGGGATATTAAGCGAAGCGCAGGTAGCCGAAGCTCTTGGCGTTGATAGGATACTTATCGGCAGAGCGATATATAATGCCGCGCAGGAAGATACAACTCCGACGTTTACAGGCACGGATATATGGGGCAAATATTGTTTGTTCTGCTATATCGCGCCGGTAGCCGGTTTGAGAAAACCGTCCCTCGGTTATTCGTACCGCTGGAAAACAGGCGTTGGCGGATACGAAGTATACAAAACGGTAGACATGAGCGCAGGCGGAGTTCACGGAACGATAGTTGAGGCGATGAACTATTTTGACGACATAGTACACGGATTGGACTTCGGTTACTTGTACTCAACGGTAGTAAGCTAAACTAAAAGGAGAAAATAAGATGAAAAGTATCAAAAGGTTTTTGATTTTGCTTTTCGCTTTTTTGGCGATAGCCGCTCCTTTTGTGTCAGCACATCAGACAAGAACGCAGTGGTTATGGAATATGCCAATATCAAGCGGGCAGTTAAAGTTATGGCTTGACGAAAATACTTATTTATGGGGAGCATCCTCATATATTAATTTAAATTCAAGCACAACTATTGACGGCACGCTAAACACAGGTCAAGGCGCATATGAACTGTACGCGATGAACCAGAACGTATTAACTACGAGCCAGCCGACATTCGGTAACTTAACTCTGACCTACGGAGTTGCAGCAGCTACCGGTATATTTACAAGCACGCTGCAGGCGGCGACGATGAACACAGGTCAGGGCGCGTATGAATTATATGCAATGAACCAGGACGTGCAGACTACAAGCCGTCCGACGTTCAGCAATCTGGTTTTGACTTATGGAGTAAGCGCGGCTACGGGAGTATTTAGCGGTGCTTTGTCCGGCGCGGGTATTACCGGCACGTCATTTGTTATCAGCGCGAATACACTGGATACAAATGAATGGGCTTATCTTGACGGGACAGACCAGGCATTGAAAACTACAAGTCGCTTGACATTCAGTAATTTGAATTTGACTTACGGAGTGTCAGCGGCTACGGGAGTTTTCTCTGGCGCATTGTCAGGTGCAGGAATTACGGGAACGTCATTTATTATAGGCGGGAACACGCTTGATACTAATGAATGGGCGTTTTTGGACGGGCAAGACCAGGCATTGAAGACCACGAGCTTTCCAACGCTTGGCAATTTAACGTTGACCTATGGTGTCAAAGCCGTAACCGGAACATTTTCAGGAGCTGTAAGCGCACTGTCTTATGACATCGGTGCAAATTCGTTGACCACAACCGAGTGGGGATATTTAGACGGAATAAATCAGGCATTGAAAACAACTGATATTCCGACATTTAATTCTGCA